GGATGTCATTGCTGAGCAGGTTACAGAGGCAATGAAAAACGCAACATTTAAGAGCGTAGATGAATGTGAACTTAAACGCTACACATACGACTACGATCCGATGGAATCAGCGTGGATTACTTCAACAGTTCATTATCAAATTAAATATTACAGTTAAGGTAAATATATGTTTAAAAAACTCTTAGAACTTCGCCAACAAAAGGCAAAAGCGGTTGAAGATATGCGCAATATCTTAACCAAAGCAGAAACCGAAAACCGCAGTTTAACCGAATCGGAATCCGTCGATTTTGAAAAATTAAAAGATTTGGTGAAACAGTTAAGTGATGAAATCGCCCGTTATGAAACCGTTGCGGATGAAGAACGCAGTCAAAGCGGGCAGCCGGTGGAAACCAGTAGTAAAGCCCAATATAACAATGACGAATTACGCCATTATATTAAAACGGGTGAATTACGCTCTACTCTTTCTACAACCGCCAATGATGACGGCGGCTACACCGTCATTCCGCAGTTAGACAAACAAGTGATGATGCGTTTAACGGATGACAGCGTAATGCGTCAAATCTGTCATATTGTCCGCTTGCCGGTTGGTGCGAAAGAGTACAAGAAATTGGTTTCCGCCGGCGGTGCCGTAGTCAATCACGGGGTGGAAGGTCAGGCACGCGCCGGCACTAACACGCCGAAATTAAATGAAGTTACCATTGCTTTAAATCCTATCTATGCCTATCCGAAAACCACGCAGGAAATTTTAGATTTCTCAAGCATTGACGTATTAGGCTGGTTGACGGAAGAAATTGCCGAAAGCTTTACTGAAACGGAAGAAACGGATTTAACTGGCGGTGACGGGGATAAAAAAGCAAAAGGCTTGTTGGCTTATACCCGTGCGACCACTGCCGATAAAGTCCGCGCCTTCGGTGAGTTGCAAAAAATAGAGGTTGCCGGCGCCGATAAAATCACGGCGGACACCTTGATTGACTTGTTCTATACCCTTCACAGCAAATACCGTAAAAATGCGGTATGGGTCATGTCTTCCACGATTGCGGCGGCATTACAGAAACTGAAAAACAAAAACGGGGATTTTATTTGGCGTGACGGGCTAACCGCCGACGCACCGGCTACCCTGTTAGGTCGCCCGGTTCATTTCTTGGAAACGATGCCGACCGGTGGCACCGGTCAAGCCGTGTTAGCCTTCGGGGATTTCAAACGCGGTTACTATATCGTTGACCACGAAACCGGCGTAAGAACCCGCCCGGATAATATCACCGAGCCGGGCTTTTATAAGGTACACACCGATAAATATTTAGGCGGCGGCGTGGTGGACAGCAACGCGATTAAGTTTATCGAAACCACCGCATAAACCATTCATACAGGGGCGTTAAGCCCCTTTTTTGTCAATAGGTAGCATATGAATAAAGATTTTGAAATCCGTTCATCCGATATTAAAGCGGAAGATAAGAAGTTAACGGGTTATGCGGTGAAGTGGAACAGTCCGAGCGAATTAATTTGGGGGGATTTTGTGGAACAATTTGCGCCGAATGCCTTTGCCGACAGTTTGGCAGCTGGTCAGGACGTGCGCGCCTTGTTTGAACACGATCACACCAAATTACTCGGTAGAACGGCAGCCGGCACGTTAAAACTGGAAGAAGATAACATTGGATTACGTTTTGAGTTAACCCCGCCGGATACCACATTAGGGCGTGATGTCTTGATTAGCGTCGAACGCGGCGATATTTCCGGGATGTCTTTCGGGTTTCGGGCAAAATCCGAAGAATGGCTTTTTGATACCGAACCTTGCCAACGTATCGTAAACAGTGCGGAATTGGTGGAAATCACCGTAACCAGCATTCCGGCATATCCGGAAAGTAACGTACAGATTGCCAAGCGTTCAATGGAGCAAGCAAAAACAAAGCAAAATCCGACCGCACTTTTACAACGCTGGACGGAGTGGGCGGGGTTGTAATATGTGGCCGTTTAAACGAAAAACCGAACAACGCAGCGCGCCGGTGACGATTGACGAACTGCTTTCCTATTTGGGCGTAAGCAATACCGGCGCGGGGGAATTTGTCAGCCCGCAAACGGCGGAAGCCTTGCCGGCGGTGATGAATGCGGTCACGGTGATTAGCGAGGCGGTGGCGGCGATGCCTTGTTACCTGTATCAACTCAAAGAGGACGGGCGGGAACGGGTGTTTCATCATCCGATTGATTATCTGCTTAACGAAATGCCGAACCGCAATCAAACCCCGTATCAATTCAAGTATACGATGATGCGCCATTGTCTGCTTAACGGGAATGCTTACGCCGTGATTGTTTGGGATAAGAAAGGACAGCCGGAAAGCTTAACGCCTTACCCGCCGAGTGCGGTCAACATCCAACGCTTGCCGGGCGGAAACTATATTTATCAAATTACCGACTTAGACGGCAAAACGACCACTTATTTACAGGATGAAGTGCTTCACCTTCGCCATTCTTCCCTTGACGGGTTTATGGGGCGCTCACCGGTGACGATTTGCCGGGAAACTATCGGCTTAGGATTGGCACAACAACGCCATGGCGCAAGCGTGATGAAAAACGGCTTAATGGCAAGCGGACTAATTACGACTTCCGAATGGTTGGACGAAGCCAAAGCGCAAAAAGCCATTAAAGCCTTAGAACGTTACAAAGGCGCAAGAAACGCGGGCAAAACACCGGTGCTTGAAGGCTCAATGGAATATAAGCAGCTGGGCATGACAAACCAAGATGCGGAATGGTTGGAAAGCCGAAATTTCACGATTTCGGATATTGCGCGGATTTTCAATATCAGCCCGATATTTTTACAGGATTATTCCAACAGCAGCTATTCAAATTTCAGTGAAGCCAGTCGCGCCTTTTTATCGCAAACCTTACGCCCGTGGCTGACCAACTTTGAACAACAGCTTAAAGACGCTTTGATGGTGGACGTATCGGATCGTAATGCGCCGCGTTATTTGATTGAATTTGACACGGCCGACTTGTTGCGCACCAGTCAAACCGAACGCTTTAATTCTTATGATGTGGCGATTAAATCCGGAGTAATGTCGCCGAATGAAGTTAGACGGCGTGAAGGCTTAGCCCCTTATGCGGGTGGGGATGAATTTAGCCAAGCATGGAAGCAAACCGTAGAGGTGAAGAAAAACACGGGGGCAAGCGATGACGCGAATGATTAAAGCCGGTACTTATGACAAGGTGATCACACTGCAGAAACAAACTATAAATAAAAATAGCTATGGCGGAACAATTAAAGAATGGGTGGATATTAAAACTATTCGGGCAAGTGTTGAGCCATTACAAGGACGGGAATATTTTAGCGGACCTTTCCAAATGGGCGAAAACATTACAAGGATCCGTATTCGTTACCAACCTGATTTACAGATAGACAGAAAAATGCGTGTGAAGTATAGCGGAAAGTTCTTTGATATTTATTCGGTGATCGACAGCAAAGAGCAACACCGAGAACTACAACTTATGTGTAAGGAAGGAGAAGCACACAATGGCTAAACCTAAAATAAATCTAGATGAAATAAAAACCCATTTACGCATAGAACACGATCTTGATGATGAACTACTAACCTTATATGCGGACACTGCTCTAGAAGTAGCTCAGAACCATATCGGTAAAACGTGGGGAGAATCAACCTCAGCCGAAACGGTACAGTTTACGAATGGCATTAAGGTTGGTTGCTTAATGTTTATCGGGCATCTATATGCGAACCGTGAAACCGTGAGCGATGTTCAACTGTATGAAGTTCCATTCGCCATTAAAGCCTTATGGAATCCATACAGAGAACCCGCAATTTATTAGAGGTACATAATGCCAATGCAACCTTTAAGGCGTTGTTCTTTCCCTAATTGTCGTAACCGTGTGAAGTCTGGCAGATGTGAAGAACATCAAGAGAAGAAGCAAGACAACAGATTACCCGCAAGCAAACGAGGTTACGATCATAAATGGAGCAAATATAGAGCCGAGTATTTAAAGCATCATCCGCTTTGCGTGATGTGTTTAGAGAAAGGAATCTATACGCCGGCAACGGTAATCGACCATATTCAGCCGGTAGAGAACGGACAAGCCGATCCGTTGTTTTGGGATATAAGCAATCATCAAGCATTATGCCGTGATTGCCATAGCTACAAGACGAGAGTAATCGATAAGCGAGGATATGGCGCAAAGAAGTAAGGATCCTGTATGACACAGGCTCCTGTTCAAAGGCATTGCCATAATGACAACACCTACAACGGATTACAGCGTAATGATGTGTTGTAAGGGATTCGTGTTATACGAATACCTACTTAGTTATGGTGATATGACCACAACTGAACCGTAACCATATGGTAACAGTTGAACCGTGGTTATTATGACCACAGTTGAACGGGCTCAAAATTGAGCTTGTTAAGAACAAATCCAAATTAGGACTTGTAGAAATTTTGAACAGAGCCGAATTTTCGGCTTTGCTTTAAAATCAATTGGTTATAAAAAATTGAACAGGTGGGGGG